TTGTGTTATCAACCCAAATTTTAGATTGATTCCTAAACGCCACGAAATTTGTCAAATTTTCGGTGAAAATTTCAGGTTTTTCTATCTTGTACTGATACCGGATGCTCCTATCAAAAATAATAGGATCAGTGGCACGAGTCTCAAGACCAATGTCCAAGGCAATTTGTTTATGAAAGGTTTGGTGTGTGATGTTAGTGATTAAAAACTGGTCTTCGACCTCATTTTTTGACCAAGATTTTATGGTTTTATAGTGGTGTTTTATAAGTTCGTCAATTTCAAAGTTCAAGGGTGAAAATGCTTCCACCAACGTGACAATATTTTTTTCAGTTAGGTCGGCATGAAATATTTTGCCAGTTGCAATAAGATTAAAACCTTCAACATTTTTTGAAATTTGCGAAATTTTATGCCTTATGTGGGACAAGAAAGAGCTCTCAAGGCATATGACTGCATCACCGTCATTATTTTTCGAAATGTAAAGTTTTTTTATTTCTGGAATTTGTCTAAATGGTCTTGACCATATCACTTCGACAATTGCTTGATCAATTTCTTCGGAAAATTCTGGCATTTTTTTTGCATTTTCCTTCAAAATTTTAATTATTAATTTAGATTGATTTTCAGTAATAAAATATTGACTAGCGATACTAGTAGCCATACTTCGTAGTACTCTAGCATCACGAGAAGAAATGCATTCTTCAATTGTAGGTGTTAAATAATTTACAATTTTAAGCACTAAGTGGTCAACAGTATTCATGCGTTAATTATAAACTCTTTTTTTAGCAAAGTCAACATATATAAAAAAATAGGCCTCAATATTATTTAAGGCCTATTGGATGCAGTTTGGCGAAATGAATTATAGCGTAGCATCTTCCATGCCAGCAACACGTAATTTGACAATGTTGGTAATTTGCCATTGTTTCTGGTCTAGTGCTTTGGTAATGCCAAGCCACTTGTTGCGTAGTAAAGCAAATTCGTTGATAATTTTTTCAAAATCGACTACGTCTGCTTCACCTTCAACAAATTTCTCACAATCACGACTGCTTAGAGCACGTTGGTAGTTTTCTAAGTACTTGCGAAAATGTTGACTTTTAAGTCGACGTAATTCAATATTCAAATATTCCAAAACTGCTTCAATTTCTTGAAGCTGACTAAATCGTTGTTCCACGATGCCGGGCATACCGGCTGCTGCTCGTTCTATATTACCCGTTATACGGCATTCGTTTCTAGCATCTAATAGCTCGCTATTAAAGTAGTCAACAGCATCTGGGATATGCGAGATATCTTTTGAAATCTTTGTATACCAAGTCATTTAAAAGTCTAATTCTCTAAAATCTTCATCTTCTGGTTCTGCATCTTCGTCTTCATTTAGATAATATGCAATAGCTTGATCAAGAATTTCGTCAACGCCAGTAGCGGCTTGCATTACACGATCTGACACACCAAAATCTGCCAGCATGTCAATATATCTTTCTGCTACTGTTTCTAATTGTTTCTTATCTAAATATTCAACAAAGTTAAGCCAAATATCACCAATTTGTGTTTCATTCAACATTCTCGTCTATCTCCTCAGGAATGGTAGTTGTTGTTAAGGGTTTGATATGGAATTTTGCCATTAACATATCTAATTTATCATCTTTCCATTCTTTTCGGTAGAATTTGAATTCTTCACCGGTCTCTGGATCAATCCACGAAAGTCTGTTACCAGACTGTTTTAACAAGCCGGCTTTTTCGCACATATCAACCATTCCTGAATAGGGATTCATACCTGTTTCGTACGGAATTTTAATTTGCACAGTTTCAAAAGGCTTGCTGTAACGAGTTTTCATAATCTTGCAACTTGCACGAATACCCATAACATCTGATACTTTATTGCCATCCTCATCCTCTTTGAGTTTGAGTTTTTTCATAGCAACAACAATACTAGAAGCGTAGACAAAGCCTTGTCCGCCACTGATTTTATCGTCTGGATCGAACATGTCTTGACTTGCATAAGTGTGATTTGTGCAAACCATACCTACGTTGTAACTACCAAACATGTTAACACAGTTACGCACCAAACTTGTAAGTGCTTTGGGTTTACGGCCCATGTCTCCCTTCATGTCACCAGCTTGGAACTGGTTAATGTCAGTAGGGGTAAGTAACATACCCAATGAGTCTATGACAAATAAGACTTTAGGACGCTCTGCCATTTCTTTGTACTCTTTCATGAACTCGTGAATGGTTTTAGCCACGTCATCAATCATTGCCATGTTGAGTTTAAGAAGTTTGTCTTCGCTTGTGTCTACACCTAAATCGTGTAACCATTTTTCATCTAGCGCATTTTCTGTATCAATTAAGATAACATAGATGCCTTGTGCTTGTGCATTACGCACTAGATTACCTGAACAGATAAAACTTTTACCTGCACCAGATTCGCCAGCAAATACAGTAACTTTGCCTAGTGGAATACCTTTGTGGAAGTCACCACTGATTAGATAGTTAAGTGTATAATTGCCGGTACTTACCCAATCGGTTGGATCGTTAAATCCAACACCTAGCCCTTCAATTGACTTGGTTAGGGTTTTTCTAAATTTAGATAGATCAAATGCTTTAGTGGCCATAATCATTGATCCAATGGTAATGTATTCCACTCTTTAACTAGAGCAAGTACTTCTTCTTCTGTGTTACACAGAGTTTTTGTGTTAGACCAATCTTCTTTTTTACTGCGGCCACCAATCTCTACCATCCAACCGTTGTCATAACGATTGATAGTAATTGATTCGTTTACTTTTGCTAATTTTGCCAATTTACTCATAATTATTCTCCTAATAGATGTGAGAGCCCGGGCGTACAACTAGGTTGCAGAGGCCCAAGCCGTTTTTATTACTTCTGACGATTGCGAATCATTGCCAAGATATCTTGAGCACGTGAATCGCCGCCTGCTGCCGTTTCAGCTTTTGGTGCTGGAGCAGGTGTAGCTTTTGCTACCGGAGCAGGCACATCATCTTCATCATGTGATGCCGCTGGAGCAGGTGCGGCTTTTGGAGTTGACTTGTTTGGATCACCAGTATTCTGGCTCATACCAGCTGGCTTGAAGTATTGTCCCCAACGTTCCATGTCATATGGCTCGCCGTCAACACTTGCTTCAAACATTTCTTTCATTACCTTAAGCTCAACATCCGTTGGCTTTTTAGGTAGGAAATCACTCAGATTAAACAATCCGTTAGTTTTAACGGCTGCTTGTTCTGCATCGCTAAGTGGACGCTCACGACGTGCCCAACTTGATGTTGAGTAGTCAGCATAGCCGCCTTTGCTACCTTTCTTCATACGATAGTCTAAACCATGTACAAAGTCAGTTGGCAAATCTTCCAACTCTGGATCAACTAGTGCCGCACGGATACTTGTAAAGATCTGAGGACCAATGATAAATCTACGGATTGGATTTTCTGGTGTTTGCTCTTCTTTCAAACCATCTTCAGTTACAAATCCTTGGAAAATGTAACTACGCTTCTTCCAATACTTGCGACCCATATCTTCCAATGCTGGGTCTTTAAACCATGCACGTACTTCGGAAAGGATAGGACATGTATCTCCATACATTTCTACGCATGGTACTTGTACTGTGATTTGTTTGCTTTCAGATTCGCCTTTGATACCTGCAAAGGGAAGTTTGATCATTGCACGTTCAACCCAGAAAAATGTGTTATCTGTGTTGCCGTCTGGTAGGAATCTTAGAACAGATTCGCCGCCTTCTTTTAAATTCCAGAACGGATAAATTGAGTTATCTCCGCCTGTACGTTCTCCTGAACCTTTTGATTCAGATGCCTTAAGTTTTGCTCTAATTTCAGCCAAAGTTGCCATAATAGTTTCTCCTTTTAATATGCCTTTGTTTGCTTTATGTGCCTAATATTGTTTACGAACTTACATAAACAAAAAGTGCATACATGTTATTGTACGCACTTTTATTTATCTTTGCAAGAGATATCTTGCTTAAATGTGATTTAATTTCACCGTTTATCTGTGATGTACTAAACTGATAATTCGATTTAGTTCATCATTTTGGTAACCTACTGACTCTGGCATTTTAAGTCCAGTTCCGCTTGTTTTTGGAGGGGCAACACTATATTGACTAGCTGGTGCTGCCGCCAAATTCTGTGCTGCCAAGGCTCCGGCTTGTTGATTGTTGGTTGCAAATCCTGCACTTTTTGCCAATGCCACTTGTTGAGGGGTTAATTTAGATGCAGCCGCTGGCGATGATTCCCAATCGGCTGCTGGTGCTGGTGCTGGTGCTGGGTTAGCTTGATTAAATGCAACACCTGCTTCTGGTCTTCCGGGATTTG